AGGGTACCCAATGGCGTTTTAACGCGACAGCGCCATGCTGTGCCGTACGCTCAAGATGATATTCGTCTCGTGAGACGGGAAGCTGCCATACGGCATATTCCTGAATACCGAGATGATTATGAGAAGAAACCGTTTTGAAATTAGGTTTCTCCAGAGTCATAAGACTCTTCATCAGAGCAGAGTATCCGTCTATACTGTCACTGCGACAGACTGGGTTAGGCATCCAACACTTCATTTCGAAGCGTTGAAGGTCTACATTCCATCTCTCGACGGAACGATAGCCTAACATGGATACTCTTCCAAGTCCAGCACTCAAATCGGAAACATAAGGCATAGGCCCTATGACTCGCTCACATTGTGCAAACATGAACTGAGCTGTATTCCAGTAACCTTTTAAATAAAATTGGTTACTAGTCTCAACCCACGAGATGAGTTCCGAAGCTTGTCGCTTGTTCTCAGGACGAATCTTACCAAGGTAAACTGGTTTAACTAGTTCACCTTTATAAGCGTCAACACCACAAGACTCTCTAAAGCTTCCGCTCAAGAAAGTCTTAGATGTATTCACCTTACAATTGTATTTTTGTAGGTGATCGAGAACAACAATCGCACACGTGGATGGGACAATAATATCGTCACCATACACGTACACGCCACGAGAACAATTAAAAATGTTCTCATAGCTTACAGGGAGGTTGTGAAATTTCAGAAGAGCCACTACACAAATAGTGTAGAAATACATTGACTCAACTGGAAAACACAGAGCGCTACCCATAGATGCAAACTTGCTTAATGGAGAAATAATTTGTCCATCAGGCATTTTTGCAGAGGTCGAACGACATGCGTCGATCGCATCCAGGAGATCTGGATTTGAACGAAACATCTCTAATGCAAGATCACGCGGAACGCGATCACTAGCATCAGAGAGATCAATCGTTGCGAATTGACCAGTTTTCGAACCAATCACCGCCAGACACTGATTAATCGATTGATCACGGAAATTTACGTGACCAGAAGTTAATACAGATGATTCAATCGCCTTAACTAGGTGAGATTGAATAGCTTGTTGAGCATATTGCATACAACAAGGTTCTATAGCGATGATTCTGGGCCCTTTCAATGTTTTCGGAACAGTGACTACCCTTACGGGGTCTTCACTATCTGGCAAAACGATCGTAACATCCGCGAACTCCTGAGACTCAATAGCACCTAAAGTATAGGCGCTATCAAGAATCGGGAAAAACGGTTCGAGGCGATCGTGCCATCTACGCCAGACGTATTTTTGGTTTCCCATTATACGTTCAGCGGTAGTGCCGGGACCGTGTTTTGGTATTAGCAAATCCATGCGTATATTACCCATGGAAGTGCCCCAAAGCACAGAAGCAACAGAAGAAAAATCATCTTTAGCTTCCGTCGGCAAAGAAAACAATCGATTGGATTGCTCAATTGAGATGAAGTTGACGAGAGCCCGATGCACCCTTTTCGAAGTGCAAGGGAGTTCAACCTTTTTGAAAGCCAGGCAGATCTGCCTAATACTGTCAACGAGGACTGAACAATCATCAACAAAAACATTGTTTTTGTCATCAAAAATCCTCCCTGTCTCCTGGTCAAAGAGTAGACCGATCATACCTTGCAAAAATGCAGGGATTGATCCATTTTTCCGAAAATTTCGGAAATATGTTGGGTCCACATAGCCATATTGCAGAGACTGTTCAAAGTCGCGGCAAAAGGATGGCAAGGTGATCGTTAAAAACGATACACCTTCTTCTTTGACCCGTGATGTAATAGTTAATACATCACGTAAATCGAAGACGTCAGCGATGCATTTTGCGCAAGCATCTTTATAGATGCAGAGCGCTAACTCAAGGAAACCACTTGGGACTTTTGGTCCCTCGTTGCTTTTCATGGTCACCACCTTTCGGAAGCAGGCCATCAAGCCTAATGCTTAACTCCACCGCCAACCCGGAATTTCTCCGAGTTGGCTAAGTGGCAAGTTTGTTACGATTCAGGCCAAATCTTCGAAGGCACGATAGGCAAAACAGGAATCTCCGCACTTCCGTGTGGAGAAACTCCAATTACTGGAGTTCCTATATTTGATTTAGCCAATTCCAATGCAACTTGTGCAAGGATTGGCAATGCAATTTGAAGAATAAGGAGCCACCACGGTGTTGTAGGACTAGAATTAAGATTCTTGTCCATACAATTTACCCACGGCAGTAGAATCTAGCCAGGTTTTCAAGCCGGCTACAAGCTGATCTACTTGAGTAGAAGAAAAGCCCACTTCGGGCCGATCGACTACAATGTAGAAAGACAATGTCTCGTAATCGTTCTCACTACTGAGAGGATCCGCGACAATTGCTCGTTGGTCTATGCGTGCCATCGAACGAATTCTTTTGTTCGATTTTTGGTGTGAGAGTGTCAATTTGAAACTCTCATCGCTTTTCTGGTAAGTGGCCGAAAGGCCATTAACAGTAATGCGAGGCATAGATTGAGCGACAGCATTAACTGTAACAACTTGAGGATCGGTAAACATAAGGTTGATCTCCAAGAAGTTGAATGGAAATTAACTGTATTGTTCTCCGGATACATTCCAAGTACCCAAAGGTAAGAAACCAATACAGCGATAAATTTTAGCCGGTTCGGGATAACCCGAGTGCTGCTAAAATCGCTAACTGTCCGGGGTTTAAAGATTCCACGGACAGATGAAACCCGTACGAATTATCTGCAGCTTGACGACGTTTAATGTCGATCTTACGATCCCAATCAAACGTCTTTGCACCACCCGTTTTGAAAAACAGCTCTTGTCTAAGAGTTGTAGTTCTAATAAGATGATGCATCAAGTACATATATTTGGACACGACGCCGTCGTATGCTCTGTCGGTGACTTGTTGTATAACATCACCGGCATTAGTCATCCAATCGGCTAACCATGTCCATGGAGTTGCTTTCCAAAGTACTGACGGATTGACTCGGACGCCACTGAGGGTACTTGCCCTCATGATGTCGCCGAAGGTGGTATCAGACCACCAAACATTCTCGTCAAATTCGGGTCTATAGTACTTAAATTCACCTTCATACCATACAAGAGTATTACTCTTGAAATGGAGATTACATGAAGGTGGACCGTTGTACAATCGGACCATCCACTGATCGTTTCCGGGGAAAACCCCGTATCCAGTCGGTGAAGCTTCGATTATAGTTTCAGACTCGACAGCTTTGTTGGCTCTGTACCTTTTCTGCCAAGTATTATTACTTCTACCCGCTTGGGTAGCATACTTGTTGAAATCCTGGATTAGTTTATCTAAATCCTGGAGATCTTTTAGAAAAGGCACCCACCCAAATTGGTGGTTCAAGAAGTTGTCTGCAGCCCATTTAGGCTGCATAATTCCCGAGGTGCGGCTGCCACCCATGGCACTCCATATATCATGGAAGCCATGAGCGGTAGTTTGCAGCATACGTGGTACATCCTTGGCTTCCGCCAAGGCTACCCCAAGGGAAGCAACTTGAATTTGTGGCCTAAGCCTAGCATAGGCCTCAGAGCCGAGGGCTCCAAGATCAGGGAAAAGAGGATTATCAACTTGATTCAAACCAACATCTAGATATTCTAGAAGTGGAGAGGTATCATTGATAAAATCGGGATTACCGAATCCTCCGGTATACTTCACGTAGCGATCAACAGAATTTAGTTGATCGCTCTCGAGATATGAACCGTGCCCCTGAACATCATATGATGGTATCGCAGCCTTTACAGACGTGAATGGACCACCTGAGGTGAAGGGAGGACCGGGATGAGTTTCATCCCAGACTCTCTCAACATTACTAAAGTGATCCAGGGCAGGAAATTTTAACTCCTGCTCCCAGTTGACAACGTTTGGAAACGGGCTATTGGCACCCCAAATATATTGGAGTTTTCCAGTAACAACGTAACCACCGGCAGCGCCAATACTGGCGGGCCGAGAAGTCATACGTTCACGATACCGCGGACCAATGGATCCCATAAGATACTCCTTCGTACAAATTAAAGATAAGTCATCGCTGACTCATCAGACACCCCCAAAG